AAGCCCGGAAGCTTTGGCGATCGACTCCGACGACCCAGTCTCGCCGTGGCAATTCTCGATCAGCATGTGCTTGTTGCTGCTGTCGCCCCATGCGAGATCAAAATGATATCGGATGCCGCCGACCCATGCTGTATCCCCAGTAGGCCCTTGCACACCGATTTCCCACGCCCACAGGGGCCGTGTGGTAGTGCCTAGCGCTACCCACGAAGTTTCGGCAGTCGTCGGCGCGCCCAGCGAGGTGCCCGTGTACCCGGACAGCCCGATCGCCTCGATCACCGTCCCCGCTGCGGACGGGACACGTAGAGAGCCTTGCAGCATGATCGTGCAGCGCACGACATTTGTCGCCGTGCTATACGCCGCCGCTGCGATAGCCGCGCCCGAAGGAATGGCGAACGGGAAAATATACTCGACCGATCCCGTAGGGCCGACCGACCCGCACACAAGGCCGGGCGTCAGGTCGCTGTAAGACGACCCCCCGGCGTAGTCGATGCCAAGCTTGATGACGGTGTTCTTACTCGTGGCATTCGCAAAATTCGAGACTGGCCTGAATATGAGCGTGCACGTCGCACGCGTCGTTGACATGAGATTGACCCAGCTACCATAAGCACTTGTGCCCGGCGTCAGCGACGCCCCTGCGGTGTCGTAGGGCTCCGTCGTAAGGTGCGACCCGGACGAATACGATGAGATGCCCGGCGGCACCCACAGCGTCACGCGACAATCTCCGCGCACCGCTCGGCGCTCAGGTAGCCGGCCCGGACGACATGTGCGGCCATCGCCCGGACGAAGCCGGAATCCAGCTCGACCTCATCGAGCAGCGCGAGGCGCTCGAACAGCGCGGCGACAGCGGGATCAGAGGCTTTCAGCGCGACAAGCTGCGTCCACTCGGTGACTGTCAGCCGCTCGATGAACTCCTTGCGCGAGAGCGTGCGCTTCGCGGGCGCCGGGCCGAAGGTGTGCGTCGCCTCATCCCACACGCGCCCGGCGTAGTCCTCGACCTCGACATACGCCATGCCCTCGGGAATCCCGCGCGAGATGTCGCGCTCGATGGCGTGCAGGCGTCCGGTGGCAATCTCGTAGACGGCGTAGTACATGTCACTGCACCGCGAACGTGGTGATCTTCTTCGGATTCGCCGGCTTCTTCACCTGCGCGCTCCACTCGCTGCACTGCCCCGCCAGATCGCACACGCGGAGGCGATACAGCGTACCGGCAGGATCGGCATTGATGATGCGCGAGGTCGCGGTAGCCGGCAGCTCGATGATCGTCGGTGCGTTGCCTGCGGGCAGCGTTGTCTCCAGATCGTAGCCAGCCGCATCGGTCACGCACGCAAACGCGCTGCCGTCCGTCCGCGTCGTCGGGCACTCCCACGACAGCGTGCGGTCGGCGTAGGTGCGGGCCTCGGCCCACGGTGAGGCGAGGATCGCCAGCACTGCGAGGCCCGCGACGATCAGCAGATAATCCTGTGTGCGGGTCATGGTGAGCCCTCCTGTTACGCGTTCGGCGCCGTGATCGTGAATGCGGTGATCGTGATCGTCTGGCCGCTCGCAATCACCACGTTATCGAGCTCCAGCTGACCGCCGCCGCCGGTCGCTGTCACACTGCCCTGCATATGGCAGTCGGTGTCGGCGGTATCCTTGACGCGGAAGTGGCCGGCCGTGCCGGCAGCGTCGGCGGTGCCGCTCCACGTCCCGGCCTTCGCCTTCGTACCGCCGCTCGCTGCCGCCAACCAGTCACTCGGCAGCGCCATGTGCTCCAGCTCGGTGCCCGTGTCCGCCTGCGCACAATCGGACGGTTGCGCGCCCGTGCGAATGTCCAGATACGGAGCGGTGCCGATGGTCGTCTCGATCGCATCGAGCAGCGCGTTACGCGCCGCTACGCTCAGTTGCAGCGCCATACCCTTACCCTCCCAGACTCATACTGACGAACGCCTGTCCGCTCGACAGCCCGGTGATGACGATCTTTCCCTCGGCCTGCCACTTTGCGCACATATCGCGCAGATCGTCGTGGCGCGGCTGGCGCGTGCACACGTAGTCCTGCCCGACGTAGTAGCGCGCGACGCACTGGTCGCCGCGAAACCACGCGAATTCCTCGGTCGAGCGAAAAGTGAACTCGGGGAGCGCGGCGCGCTCGGTGTCGGTCGTTGCCATCGTGTGCCCTCTATTCGATCACAACCGGAACAATCAGGAACGTCTTGATCATGCCCTGCGCGTCTCTCGACGTGACCTGCACCTCGTATGCCTGCGGGATGGCAGGAGGCACATTCACTGAGACCGGCGCATTCACCGTCAATTCCGTCGGCGGCAGGTTGATGACCGGCGGCAGCTGCTCGGGCACATTGACGTGCACGTCGATCTGCGGCGGCGGCAATTGGAGGACCGGCGCGGGCGTCGATAGCTGCACGATCTGCCCGGCCTCGCCGCGTGCCTGCCCGTGCGTGACGGCCACAGCCGCCTTTACCGTCTCAGCCACACCGGTCATCGACTCGGCCATAGCCTGCGCCATGTCCTGGATCTCGCGAGCGATCACGGTGGCGTCTTTCTGGCTCATGGCGTGGCGCTCGCAGGTTGCAGGACGTAGGCAATCAGATCGGCGGCGTATCGCTGCACGTCGTCCTCATCATCGGTTTCAGGCTCGGCACTCTTGTCCGAAGCAGGAACGGCAGGAGGCGGCGGCTTGGCGAACGGCGCGTTCGCATCACGTTCGGCCAGCGCGTTGAGCGAGTAATACTGCTGCTGCAGGTACACCGTATCGCCGCCGGCCAACGGCGCAGCATCAACCTGGCTGCGCGCCTCGTTCGGGGTCCACAGCCCGCCCTTGACTCCCTCGGTGAGAGTCTTGATCTGCGTGGCTTGGTCCATGCGCAGCAGCCCCGAAAGATCGAGTTCGACGCCCATCTGCCTGCCAGCAGTCGGCGTATCCAGTCCGATCCCTTCGTCCATGCACGCCTCAAACTGCTCGATCAAGGATTGTAGGCAATCCGCGTAGTAGATCTGGTTCAGCACCTCCGCATTCTGGTACGTCGGCATGATTCCGAGCCCGATCTTGAACGGCGGTACGTGGAAGGCGCTGCATACGATTTCCGCCGTCCATTTCAGCTGATCAATCAACTGCGCATCGGCCGCCGTCATGCGCATCGGCTCGTACTTCAGGCCGTCACCGAGCGCCGCGATCTTGCCGGCGTTGTCCCCGGCGAAGTTCTCGTTCCAATAGGTCTTGAGCCGCTCTGCGGTATCCTGTGAAATCGCACCCGGTGCCAACAGCATGCCTCCCGGGTGCGCGTGGTTCGCAAAGAAGCTGTTCTGATCCTCGATGATCCGCAGCCCCTGACTCGCGGCAGCACCGCAGGCGAAGATCGGCCCCACCCCGAGTAACGGATGGAACAGGCAATTCATCCGGTCGTGGATGATTTCAGACGCCGGCACGACAACATTCTCAGCTTCCAGCCCCGCCATATTGTCGGACTTCAGTTCGTAGTAAACCTCCGCCGTCGGCGTGACCAACGGCTTCACGCGCAGCGGGTCGAGCAGGTACAGCGCCGTCACCACGCCGCGGCCGTCGCGCTGCTTCAGCGCATAGGCGTTGCCGTTGACCAACTTGGAGGTGATCCACCACTCCCTGAACTGGATGTGGTTCTGGTAGTTGTTCGGCCGACGCAACAGCGGACTGTGCGTGCTGTTCGTGATTTCGCGCCAGACGCGCGTCGTGGAGTTCTGCTCGACAAGTTTCGCCCGAAGCTTCCCGATGTCGTTGGCGATCAACGTGATGCAGGCATAGACCGCGTGATAGGCCAGTACGGTGTCCTGCGAGTAGATTGCATCGGACGCGTTCGCCTGCCAGCCGCCAGGCCATGCATCGTAGATTATGGACCACCAACCGCGGTCCTGAACGGATTGCGCCAGCGCCTTCGTGACCACGGGCGGCCTGCGGGTGATCTCGAATCCGAGCAATCGCATTACATGCCCTCGATCTGTTCCGCGCGCATGTCACGGCGCCGGTACGTGCGCCGTTGCACAGGTTCCGGTTCGGGGTCCGGTTCGGGTTCGGGTTCGACTCGCGCCGTGGCGTAGCCGATGGCAACCAACAACCGGGAGTCCCGGCGGTTGGCGGTGAATTCTTGCCCCGCACTGAGCCGCGAACCGCGGTATGGAAACGGTCTGGACGCGATCAGGTTCATGGGCACCTCTGCAAGAAAAAGGGCCGCGCTCGCCCGCGGCCCACCAGTCGGCATCAGTCGCTGGAGACGGTGTTACCGTAGTTCGCCTCGTTGATGTACTGGACCGCATGCGTGCGGCGCTTCGCGAAGTTCATCGGGATGATGACCCGCAGCGCAACCGATGCCGTCTGGAACATCGAGACGGGGTAGTTCGCCTGAGCAACCGGGGTATCCGATGCCGCAGCCGGGTCCGTCGCCATCTCGATCGTCGCGTCGCGCGACAGCGACACCTCGATACCCATGCTGCCGATGCGCCAGATGTCGCTCGGCTTGCACAGGATCAGGTGCGAGGCGTTGACATTGTCCCCCGTGACCACCGGATCGCCGAGCAGCGTGCCGCCCGTGGTGGTGATACTGGGGAACTCGGTCTGCCCAAGCGCGTTGGTCATCAGCTGGATGGCCTTCGCGGTGGCGGGGTTCATGACGAACGTCAGCCCCGTTGCGTTGTAGGCGGACAAGAACGGACCGTACAGCGTCTTGATGTCCGCGCGCAGCGCGTCCCCGTCCGATCCAAACGACCCGAACGCGGTCACGCCGTTCAGCAGCCCCGCCGGGCTGACGCCAGCACTGGCGGCACTCGCGCTGACGAACGTGCCGTCAATACGCTGCGCCGCCGCCGCTACGAGCGCGTCACGGATCAACTGCTCTGCCGCCGGCGTGGAGTCGCGCAGCACCTCCATGCTGGCCACCGCGAGCGCAGCGACCTTCAGCGGGCTGAGCGACACCGTGGAGAAGTCCGCCTTGCTGACCGGAATGCCCTTCGACTCGCCCACCCAGTACCCTGTGGCCGCGCCGTCCTGGCCTTTGATCGTGACGTTCGCCGGCACCTCACGCAGTCCCAGTCGGTTGTAGACCGTCTGGGCGTACAGGTATGCGATGAAGTCCCCGGTGAAACGGGCATCCGCCTGCACCAGTTCGGCACCCGCTTCGCCCGAACCCGCACCGTGGCCGGCAACGGATGCGCGGATCACGTTCACCAGCGTCGGGTTGGTCGCACCCCAGCGGTGCTGAGCGATCTCCACCGCGCTGCGGGCCTCCGTTGCGAGGTTATCGCGGTCGAGTTGCGCCAGCGTGCGGGCGATTACCATGCGGGTGAAGTTCTGCCCGGCGAATTTCTCCTCCGGTTCGCGGTTCAGGATGATCGACGGCGCGCCAATGGCCGGACGGCTGACGCTGCGCTGCTCGCTGGCGTTGCCCTGCGAACGGGACTGCTCGACCGGCGCGGCGCGCTGGACGTTGAGCTGCTCGAGGCGCCGCAGTCGCACCAAGTCCCCGTCCAGCAGCTTGATTTCGCCGTCGATGGTGTCGAATTCCTCCGCCTCGGCCTCGTCCATCGACCGGCCCTCGTCCATCGACTTTTGAGTAATGTCGGACATGCGGCCGGCCTTCGCCGCGCGCGTGTTTTCCAGATCCTTGATCTGGTCGCTGAGCTTTTTCATGAGTAAGTCCTCGGGATCAGTTTTACACCGCCCATGCGGGCGTTGGGTTTGGCTCCCGGATCGCCGGGATAGGTCAGATAAACAGCACGGCCTACCGCGGCGATATGCTGCTGGTCTAGATGCTTGACCGCGGTGATCACCGCGTCGCTGTTCGCTGGGATGGTTACAAGCGAGAGTTCGAGCCACTCCCATTTCAAAAAATGAACACCGCCGGATTCCATATGCGCATGCTCAATCGAGCGAAAGCCGATCGACACAGCGCGCACCAGGCCGGCCTTGAGCGATTGCCACGCTTCATCGACGCGATCCTTGAGCGTCCCGGGCTCGTCGACCTTCGCGAGACGCGCCTTGAACGGTATGCCGGATTTTGTGGGCTTGGCGAACTCGACCGTCCCGACCGGCTTCTCCGCGTTGTGCTGCCACAGCAGCGCCATCGGTAGCGCGAACTGCGCCCCGAGCGGCTCGACGACATCGCCGTAGCGATCCGGAGACGGCGTGCTCGCGATGCCCTCGATTTGCCGCGTGGCGTCGTCGAACGCGCGGACGTCTAACAGCGAATACGCTCGGTTCATCGCGGCCCCCCGATGATAATCAGTTGATATTCCGGCTCGGCCTGCTCGCCGAGCATCGCGCGCCCCATCGCCATCAACAGCGCGACAATCCCGTCGATTTTGTTGTCTGGCAGTTCCTTGCGCGGAAAAATGTTGTCCTTTGCGTCCGACTTGGCGACTACGTTCGCCGCCATCCAATCCATTACCGGATTCCCATCGTGGTGGAATCGCCCGGCCATAATTGCGGCCTCTAGCTCGCGCATCGCCGGAGACATGTTCGCCACGGTGTTGCGAAACTCGACAGCATCAACGCCCTGTTCGCGCAGCGCCTGCGCCAGTTGCGTCGCCTGCCACGGGTCATACGCCAGGTCGGTGAGCGTGAGCTGCGGCGCCAGTTCGAGGATCTCGTTCTGGATGCCAGCGAAGTCGATCTCGTCGCCGTCAACGATCTGCAGGTGCCCGGCCGCAGCCCAGCCGCGATAGGCCTGTGCGTTCTTCGCCGATTGCAGCGCGGACTCCGGAGCGTAGAAGGTCGGGATGCAGTAATAGTGCGTCAGCCCGTCCACCATGCGCCGGAACAGCTCCACGCGCGCCGCGATGTCGATCCGCGTCGCGAGGTCAAGCCCGATATGACACGGGTCGCGGCTGAACCGCTCGCGCGTGATCGTCGGATCGGCGCACGCCCGCCACCGCTCCATGTTCAGCCAGGCCGACTTCGCGCCGACCCACAAATTGAAGTGCTTGCACAGCACAATGCTTTGCTTCGAAGGCTGGCGCTTCGCCTGGTCTACCTGTGCCTCAAGGTAGTCGTAACTGAGCGACACCCCGAGATTCGGGTTCGCCTTCGGCCATACCTTCGGGTCCGTCCAGTCGTCGCCGTCATCCAGAGTCCATATCGCCCCGAATAGCCGGTCTGCATGAACGCTGCCATCCAGCATCCGCTGCACTTCGACGCGCTTCTCGTAGCACGGGCCTGCAATGTTTGTCCCGGCTGTCGTAATTACCAGCATGAGTGGCTGCTCGCGCGCGCCCATGCCGGTCATCATCGTGTCGTACAGATCTGGTGTGTCGTGCTCGTGGAACTCGTCCACGATCGCGCAGGACGGCGACGCGCCGTCACCTGGCTTGCCGATCAGCGGCTCGAACCGCGAGAAGTCCGACGTCCTCAGCAGGTTGGACGCATTCACATCGATCCCGTAGTGCTCACACAGCTGCGGCGTGTTCTTCGCCATGATCCGCGCAGGCCGGAACACCTCCCACGCCTGCTTCTCGGTCGTGGCGCCGCTGTAGACCTCTGCCCCATGCACGCCGTCCGCGACCATGCACGCTAGACCGATCCCGGCGGCCAGGTGCGACTTGCCGTTTTTTCGCGGCACCTCGATATAGGCCTCGCGGAACCGGCGCACCTTCTCAGGACCAACGCGAACCCAACC